GGACAGTCCGACTAAGCAGGCCGTAATTACTCTTATTGATCCCGAGGGCAAACCGTTTGCCGAGCAAGAGAACGTCGAAGATATATTTGTCGCTGACATGTCGGGTTCAAAAAATAAAGATATGGCGCAGGGGCAGGACGATTTTACCGTGCCATTTTCCGCAGTAGACGCGATGGCAGTCGCAACCACAAACGAAGATCTTGTGCGGAGTGTTACGCAAGTAGCTAACGTTTTGACACCGGCCGGCATGGTCGAACGGCCCGAGCTACCCGAACAGCCGGCAAAAGATGAAATGGATCAGCAAATGGCAGGAGCTATGGAAGGCCCTGCACCTCAATACTCAGTCGATGAGATGCCATCGGAGGAAGAGCAGATGGCCATGTTAATGCGGAGTCAGGCACAATGATTGATATTAGTCTAGGTATGATGACGCCTGAAATGGTAGTCGGATATGACGAAGAGTCGGGCAATGCAATCCCTCCTGGCAGTGAAGCGGAAGAGGTACGCGATGACGTCGATGTGCTTCTGTCGGAAGGCGAGTATGTCATGCCCGCTGATGTCGTCCGATACTGGGGCGTCCGTTTCTTGGAGCAGCTACGCCATGAAGCGAAAACAGGTCTGATGTTTATGCAGATGGATGGGCGTCTCCAAATGGTTGATGACGATTTTGCAAAAGAACAGCCATCAGGAGAGCAACAAGCTGATTTTGTTGAGGACAAATAATGGTAACTAAGCGTCGTTTTATCGGAGATCCTCAGACAGACTTTGGCCCTCAGATGACGCCTGCGTTTGAAGAATTTGTGCAGGGCGTAGACTTTTCTGATGCCTTTAAAGATTTTGCAGAGATAAATACGCTAGAAGATATCGAGCCAACTAGCGTAGAAGACTATATTTCGGGTCTAATGGATCAAGCACCGGATGTTCCTAGCGTATTCGATACACCATTCGGAGGTGTGACGCCCTCTAATTTAACATCAGCAGCGTTTGGTCTTGTGGGCGGTGCGGGTCTCGGTGCAGGGTTTGCAACTGGCCTGATGGATGCCATAACGGCGCAAGGTGTGCAATCACCCTTTGCCGGTCACATGATGCCGGTCACAAATAATGCTGTCTTAGATTTTGTAACTGCAAATGTCATGGAACAGCACGTCGAAAATGCAATGGCTAACCCAGATAATGTGTTTAGCATTGATGGTGAGCTTGTGTCTATTGGCACAACTGAAACGCCTTTTGGTTTAATGAAATCAATCACTGGCAACTATGCTGGCACTGTTGAAGATTTAGAACGTGCGGCCGATGCACAGAGAGGCTTTGGCCCCGAGGGGCAGGGGCTTGCTGGAGGTGAGGACGGCAAGGGCGGGTATGATCTAGACACTGGCAAATATGTAGATCAGCTTGGAAATGTCAGCATGTTTGGCCCGATGTCCGAATATAACAAACTCTCTAGTTACGAAAGAGAGCAGGTAGATGCAGCGCGGCGCGGCGAAGAGCGCGATCCAATGGATGACGAGCCAGGCGCAGGCTTCGGCCCAGACGATAAAGACGAAGACGACGTATCACTAGAAGGTTAACCGGGCTACCCAACACCCCTGCCAATCCGGCAGGCTACTTGCGGCCCCCAATGAGGAGACTAATATGTCTATGGAACAAGACTACGAACACGAACCCGAAGCCAATCCGTCCGTAAAAGGGCACATTGCACAGGCAAAACGCCGTTATCGTAAGGCGCGGGATGACGAGCAAGAGTTACAAGAATTAATTGAAGCGCGTAACGTCCGCGATCAGCAGGACAGTACACAAGACCCGGACAATGACGACACTACGGGGCTGGACGCTGAAGAGGCGACCTTCAAAAAACGATACGGTGACTTGCGCCGCCACGCTCAAAAGCAGCAGGAAGAACACAGAAAAGAACTGGCGCGCATGCAGGAGCAGATCGATACTGTTTCTAAAAAAGAAATGCGTATGCCTAAAAGTGAGGACGAGCTAGAGGAGTGGAGCAATAAATACCCTGACGTTGCCCAGATGGTTGAGACCATCGCCCTCAAAAAATCCCGTGAGACTGCTCAAGACATTGAAAAAGAAATGGCGCAACTCAAAGACATGCGTCGTAATATCAATCGTCAGAAGGCGGAGCAAGAATTAAAAGAATTACACCCTGACTTTGATAAAATTCGGAAGGACCCGGAGTTTCACGAATGGGCATCCGTTCAGCCAAAGTGGGTGCAAAGTGCCCTGTACGATAACGAGGACGACGCTGTCTCTTGCTCTAAGGCATTGACGCTGTACAAAGCCGAGGTAAAAACTCGTAAAAAGCAGTCTTCTGCGAGAGCCGATGCCGCTGAAAGTGTTAATCCGCGTGGTCGCAGTCAAGCCGATGAGCGAGCAGGTCAACGCGGTAAATATTCAGAGTCGATGGTCAAAAAGATGTCGCAGCGGGAATATGAGCGAGTATCCGACGATATCGAAGAATCAATTCGTGCCGGCACTTTTGTTTTCGACATCACGGGCGCTGCTCGTTAAAAAACACTTGACAGTTGTACAAAAATTAGTATAACTATAAACTGTTAATACCATTGTAAGTTGTCCCTCGTCGAGCAATCCGAGCTACGCAACTTACCCATTTAATCTCAAGCCTAGCTACCCTTCGACACGCTGGCCCCACGATGTGGATACCTAGCAAGTGACGAATGCCCTGGACTTTATCTGAACATACAACCATAGGAGGAATCGATGGCATTTCGTTCAGCCGCCGGTTACGCTAACCTACCTAATGGTAATTTCTCGCCGATTATTTTCAGCAAGAAAACCCAGCAGGCATTTAGGAAAACCAGCGTAGTCGAGGACATCACCAATAGCGATTACTTCGGTGAAATCGCTAACTTCGGTGACACCGTCCGAATCATTAAAGAACCGGAAATTTCCGTGCAAGAGTACTCGCGCGGCACTCAAATCGTCCCGCAAGAGTTGGACGATGAAGACTTCACCCTCGTTGTCGATCAGGCGAATTACTTCGCTTTTAAAATTGACGACATTGAAGAGGCTCACAGCCATGTAGACTTTGAGTCGCTGGCTACTGACCGCGCCGGCTATCGCTTGCGTGATCAATACGATCAAGAAGTCCTGGGTTACATGTGCGGTTTCAAGCAGTCTGCTCTACACGGCAATGCTAACACGGCCCGTGTGGCTGGTGACAAAGCCGGCACCGACCCAATCAGCACTGTCGACGCAGACGGTCTGTTAAATAGCATGAAGATCACCAGCACTGACATGGGCATTGGCTCAACCACTGCTAATTCTGTGCCGATCACTTCATCTGTAACCAGCACCAACTCATCGGCTCTTGCTATCTTGAACCGTATGGCCCGTCGTATGGATCAACAGAACGTCGACCGTGATGGTCGCTGGGTCGTTATTGATCCGGTGTTCGCTGAGATCTTGAACGACGAAAACAGCAAGCTGTTAAACAACGACTTTGCTGGTGGGCAAAACGCTGGTGACATTCTGCGTAATGGTCAGATCATTTCTGGCTTAATCCGTGGTTTCCGCCTCTACATGTCCAACAACCTGCCATCAGTCGGCACCGGTCCTGGCACCGTCGCTGCTGCTGGCTCTTCCTCAAACTTTGGCGTGATTGTCGCTGGCCATGACTCGGCTGTCGCTACTGCGTCTCAGATTGAGAAAGTAGAGTCTTATCGCGACAATGACTCCTTTAGTGATGTCGTGCGTGGACTGCATCTATATGGCCGGAAGTTGCTTCGCCCGGAAGCAATTATTACCGCAGCCTACAACTTGCATAGTTAAGGGAGGATTAGAACATGGCTACTGTCGATATGACCGTGGGTGGTGTTGCTAACGCTGCCGCCACCTCCGTTAACCACAAGGCCCGCATGGGCGCCCAGATGCCGTATACGGTTGAGTTTACGCTCGACTTTGCAGCGGCTACGACTGCCAAAGGCTCCGCTCTGGCGGCTGGTGACATCTTCCAGGTTATCGATGTCCCGGCAAATACGCTACTGCACGGTGCCATTGCTGAGTGCGTCGTCGCTGCGAATAGCTCGGTCTGCACGCTCGACATCGATATCGCTGCCGGTGACGACTTCATCGATGGCGGTGACGCTGCGACGACCGGCTTTATGGCCATCGGCTCTAACGGTCTGGCTCCGTTTGGGGCAAACACCGTTGCTCCGGCTTCGGCTGCTGACACGATTGACGTCAAGCTGGCCACTGTCGGTGACACCGCTGTTGCGACCGGCAAAGTTCGCGTCATCGCGTTTATGACCGATGTAACCGCGAAACTGGGTCCGAATGAAGTGGACCGCGACACACTCGCTTAATTAGCGACGGGGGGCCTCTATCCTGGGGCCTCCCACTTTTTCCTGAAGAGGTTAGATGGCTATTAAGCTGGTCTGCTCCGTCGATGACGAGCAGTTAAAATCACACTACAAAATTAATAAAGACGACCCAGCACCGTGGATTACAAAACTAAAAAACGGTGCGCGCAAACGTAAGGACAAAGTTCTTATCTGCGGCGGCGGGCCATCTATCCGACAGTTTCATCCTCTTATCCGTGAATGGAAAGGGGATATTTTCGCATCTAAAACCGTCGAATATTTAGACGGTATCGGGGTGACGCCGACTTACTGCATCCATGTAGATGCCGGCGACAACGAACCGAACCGCGTTTTCAAAAACAAAAAAACTGCGTACCTACTATCGACGCAGATCAAGCCCGAGGTGTTTGCGACTGCCCGTGGTTGCAAAATCTACAAGTTCAACACCATCTCCTCGGTAAACTGGATGCCAGACCCGGTGATCGCGGGTGGCTCGAATAGCACCATCCAGGCATTCTTTCTCTGCGCTTGGCTTGGCTATCGAGAAATCCATGTAGTTGGCTTCGATTGCGGCTATCAAAACGACCCAGGTGGACAACTAATTAAAAATATCAACCGCAACAATATCGACGCTAATCCATCTGCCCAGCACATTACCGTCGAAAGCGCCGACAAAACACAGCGATATCCTTCGACCACTGAGTATCTTGGCATGGCGCAAGAGGCCGCGAAGGTCATTCAGATCTTAGGGCGTGAAAAAAAGATCAAGTTCCACGCCTACGGCAACACCGTGTTCACCATGGTCGTGAACGAAGACGTAGCGAAAGGCAGCTACACTCTTGGCGAAGAGGTGCCACTACGGTGGCTGAAAGCAGCGTAAATGACAACCACGTACATCACATTGGTCAACGACGCGCTGAAGCGCCTTAATGAAGTGCAGATTACAACTGCTGACTTCCTGACCGCAATCGGCTTCCACGCACAGGTTAAAGACGCGGTCAACGTCGCGATCCACGAAATTAGCCAGGAGCAGTTTGAGTTTCCGTTCAACCACAACACGGCGACTGTCGTAACCGCCACCGGCACGGATCAGTACACATTAGAGAGCGACCTCAAGACCGCCGACTACGGCTCGTTCCGTATTCGCAAAAGCACCGCCGATAACATCGAGGCGCGCCGTCTTCGTGAAATTAACTTCGACACTTTCATCCAACGGTTCTACGAACGTGACGCTAACGCTAATACCGGTGACTTCGATACGCCACGATACATCTATCGCACGCTTGATAACAAAGTAGGCTTCAGCCCGCGACCAGACAAGGCATACACCGTCGAGTACGATTACTTCAAGTTTCAGACGGACCTAGTCAATCCAGGCGATACGATGTCTGTGCCCGACGCGTTCAAGACTGTGGTCCTCGATGGCACGATGTACCACGCCTATATGTTTCGCGACAACACACAGCAAGCGGTGATTGCACGGCAACGCTTCGACGACGGCATCAAGAACATGCGTAAGCTGCTGGTCAACAAGTTTACTGACCTACGAGACACACGCGTAAGTCACATAATTAATGTGCCGCATGGGAACAAGTAGATGGTCGACAATTACCGTGACGCAACCATCATCGCACGCGGCGGCCTCTACACGAACGAAGATCCGCTGACCCTTGCTGCCTCGCAGCCCGGCGCTGCCATCCGCCTAACTAACTTCGAGGTATCCCAGTTCGGTGGCTACCGGCGCGTCAATGGCTTCGCACCGTTTGACTCGGACAATCCCACCGTGCCCGGCACCGGCAAAGTTTTGGGCCTCTGGATACATCAAGATCGTGTCTACGCCGCCCGTCGTAACGTAGCAGACTCTACATCGGCGGCTCTACCAGTCGGTGCAATGACACTGACCAGCGGCAGTCAGACGGTGACGGTCACGGCTACCGGCCACGGCCTAGCGATAGGCGAGTTCGTTACTTTCACGAATGTCAGCACACTCGGCGGACTAGATCTCAATCAAGAGTTTACGGTCACCTCTGTAGCGACGACAGACTCTTTTACCTTCACCGCATCGGCAGCCTCGATTGCCTCGGTGCAAAGTAGCGCCGCCAACATTCAGTTCACTGTTAGCCGCAGCTACTCGATCTTTGAACATGTAAGTGGCGTAGGCTGGTCGAACATCTCGACCGCCAACTCAGTGCAGACGCGATCCGCTGTCAACGTAAATAAGATCCGTGTCATCGAGCATTCGTTCGCCGGCAAAGAGGTGATCTTCGGCGTCGATGGCGTGAACAGGCCCTTCAGGCAAAGCACTGCGACTATCCTTGAGGTCTTCAGCAATCAAGGCACGTCAGCAGCAGAGACCGGCGATCAGCTATCTAATCCGTTTACGACGACGAGTGGCTCGGCTGTGGTAGCGGTCGTCTCGACAGCGCACGGATTGACGACAGGGGCGACTGTTCGGTTCAGCAACATCAACGTCGATCTCGGCGGGCAGACGGCTAACAGTATCGACTTCACAGTCACAAGCGCGTCTGTAGACGGTTTTACATTTAATCTTGCGACAGCATCTGCGGTGGCCAATCAATCGGGCGTCGGCGGCACATCGGTCAACTACTTCTACACGTACACGTCTACTTCTGACATCATCGGCACGTCACTGGTCGCCGACTTCCGTAATCACATGATGCTTGCGGGCGCAGCCGATAACCCAAACAACCTGATCGTGTCAGAGCCTAACAACGATCTAAAGTTTTCTGACGTAATCAACGTCGGCTTCCCGATCACCGCAATCGCTAAATTTAGGGACAGCCTGTTCATCTTTGGCCGCGACCGCATCAAGCGACTGACCGGCAACAACACCAGCGACTTTGTGCTGAGTGAGGTGGCCAACAACACAGGATGTATCGCGACCGACAGCGTGATCGAGATCGGCGGCGACATCTTGTTTCTCGCGGCCGACGGCATCCGACCGATCCAGGGCACTGCGCGCATCGGCGATGTCGAGCTACAGACGGTATCGAAGCCTATCCAGCAGATCTTACGTGAGGTGCCTAACAACTTCGACCTGTCGCTACTAAACGCCGTCGTCATCCGAGGCAAGTCACAGTTCAGATACTTCTTTCCGACGACAACGGTCAACAGCGCAGACGCACAAGGCATCATCGGCGGGCTGCGATTTGCGGACAACAGAGTTGGCTGGGAGTTCGGTGAGTTGCTCGGCATCCGCTCATTCGTCGCAACAAGTGGCCTCATCAACAACATCGAGCGCGTGCTGCACGGCGACGTAGACGGCAACGTGTTCGAGCAGGAGAGCGGCAACAGCTTCAACGGTGAAGATGTCATTGCGGTATACGCCACACCGTTCTTCTACTTTGACGCTACAGAGAGACGAAAGAATTTTCACAAAGTCAGCGTGTTCACCAGACCCGAGGGCACATCGACCTTCAACCTCGCGGTCTACTACGATTGGGACGACCCGAACAAATTCAACCCGACCAGTTACACGATGAGTACCGTCGGCGCGCTCCTTAGATACTTTACGACAGGCGGTACATTCGGTTCGACCTTCACCTTCGGTGGGTCGAGCAGCCCGGTCCTAGAAAAACAAATCCAAGGCTCTGGCCGGGCCATCGGCTACGTGATCGCGTCCATCAGCCAGGAAGCGCCATACAGCATCCAAGGCTGGGGCATCACGTACCAAGACGCAGGATATAGATAAAAATGGCAGGGTATACGAGGCAATCCGCAGCACAGATATTGAACGGTGAGATCGTTTCTGCACCGCCGCTTAACGCTGAGTTCAACCAAGTTTTAGCTGCGTTCAACAACAGCACCGGACATAAGCACGACGGGTCAGCCTCTGAGGGTCCACCCATCGACCGTATCGCCGACGCCGATCAGCGTAATCTTCTGTTCGTTGATACCTCCACCAATCAGATCAACTTCTTTGTCGAGGTTTCGTCCACTGCCGTCGGTCAAATTAGTGTGCAAGACGGTGCCATCCTGCCTTTCACCGACGACGACATCAGCATCGGTTCGACAGCGTTCGAGTTCAAAGATCTGTTCATTGACGGCACCGCCAACATCGACGCACTCGTGGCCGACACAGCCGACATCAACGGCGGTACAATCGACAATGCCACCATCGGTGCGACGACTCCTGCCGCTGGCGCATTCACCACAATCACCGCAACGAACCTGACTATCGTCGGCTCGGCCAGCACAATCGGTGCGGTCGCCTTTACGTCAACAGGCGCAACCATCACCGGTGACTTGACAGTGTCGGGCAGCATAACTGCTGACAACATTACTGTCGCAGGATCTGCCAGCACGATTGGCGCATTGGCCATCACTAGCACGACCGCCACGTTGACTGGCGACATGACCGTGTCGGGCAACATCACTGCCAGCACCATCGGTGCGGTTAACATCACAGTGACCGGCTCGGCTTCGTCTATCGGTGCTTTGGCCATCACCAGCACAACCGCCACCCTGACGGGTGATCTGACGGTCTCGGGCAACATCACCGCAACGACACTCGGCGCAGACAACATTACGGTAACCGGCAGTGCCAGCACTATCGGTGCGCTCGCCATCACCAGCACTTCAGCCCAGGTCAACGGCGACTTTACGGTTACCGGCACATTAAACTCTAATACATCTATTGCTGCTCAGTCGATCACCGTTACCGACAGCATCTCGGCAGACAACATCACCATCAAAGGTTCGGCGTCTAGCATTGGTGCGGCCAGCTTCACCAGCACAGCGGTAACAATCACTAAGCTAATTACGAGCAACGCCCAAATCACTGGCGGCTCGATTACCGGCGTTGAAAACATCTTTGATCCCGGTGCTGCACTGAGCTACAAATTTACGAGCGCCACGTCTGACGCAGACCCTGGCAATGGTAATATTGCGCTAAACAACGCGAGTTCTACCGGCACAACGACGATCTTCATTGATAACGTAGATTCGCTGTCGTCTGCGGATATGACCTCGTTTATCTCGTTGCTATCCGGTGGCAACAATCCGTCCTCTATTCTCGGCACGGTTACTCTTCGTAAGGCCACGTTCCCTGAGATCTTCGCGCAATACAGCGTCACTGCTGTTACAAATGCCTCTGGCTATCAAAAACTAACTGTGTCGAACAAAGGTGCTTCGTCTGCTGCGCCGTTTGCGTCTGGCGATAGCTTACTTGTCGATATCATGCTGTCCGGTGACAAAGGCGATGTCGGCTCCTTGCCATCCGGTGCTGGCACAGGCAACGTGTTTAGTTCGCTGACTAGCACAACTGTGACTGCTGGTACGGTGATGAAAACCGTATCGACCACCTCTAGCACCCTGTTTTTAGAGCCAACCACCATCACCGTCGATTCAAGCAACAACATGACGGGTCTTGGCACTCTTGCCCTGTCCGGTGGTTCTTTGACAATCCGATCTGGTAGTGGCTCGCCTGGTCACATTGATCTGTATTGTGAGGTCAACAACCTGCACTTCACACGATTACAGGCTCAACCTCACGCGAACTATAGTGGCAACATCACAGTCACTCTACCAGCTACTAGCGGCACGTTAGCGTTGTTAGCGCAAAAAGCTAACTTCACGGATGTAACTGCGTCTACGTTGACGGTCAGCGGCAACATCTCTGCCGATACGATCACGGTCACTAACATCACTGCGACTGGCAGCGCATCGACTATCGGCGCTGTAGCTTTCACGTCTACTGCGGCTACCGTCACGGGCAACCTCACTGTAACTGGTTCTGTGACTGCCAGCAGCTTGACCGTCAACGGCAACATCAGTGCCAGCACCATCACGGTCGCTGACATCACGGCCACCGGCTCTGCCTCGACCATCGGCGCTGTGGCGTTCACCTCAACTGGCGCGACAATCACAGGTGGCTTAACCGTATCGGGCGCTGTCACAGCGTCGAACATTACGATTGTCGGCAGTGCCTCAACCCTCGGTGCAATCACCGTGACCACCAGCAGTGTCGGTATCAACACCGCAGCGGTCACATCAGGCACCGCGCTTGAGGTAACCGGCAATATGCGTATCACCACGACCGGCAACGGGCTGATCTTCCCTGACGGCAGCAAGCAGACCGCCGCCGCAACGGCTGGCATCGGTATCGGCAAAGCCATCGCAATGACCCTGGTATTCGGATAGGAAAAATAAATGGTTATGTACTCGTACAAAGGTAGCTACCCAGTTCGCTCACTGCCGTTTCGTATGGAAGTTGAGGAGATGTTCAACGGACGCATGAAACGCCGCACGTACACTGCCGAGGCGGCTAACGCTAATGCGGAGAAGTTTGGGTGGACCGAAGTGCCAGATGCACCGACGTTTGATAATAACACGCAACATCGTGGCTGGGACCGCGAAAATCTGGAGTGGATTGTACGCGACCTGACGCAAGATGAATTGGACAAAAAGAAAGCTGAAAAGTTCAAGAGTCTACGCGAAAGACGAGACAGGTTTTTGCGCGAGAGTGATTGGTCGCAATTGTTATATGCAGAGGCGACCGACACAGAAGTGGCTATATACGGTTACAGAGATAGTCAAATCAAAGACTTCATTGCGCGAGAGTGGGCTGAGTATCGCCAGCAGTTACGAGATCTTCCTGAGAATACTGAAGATCTAAATTATATTATGTGGCCAGCCCCGCCATTTTTGACCGGCTTTGAGGATGAAGCGGATCTTGAGATGATGGGCGTGACGGCCACTGGCGACACTATAGTATAGAGGAAATAAAAAATGGCAGCACCAAATATTGTTAACGTAGCAACAATCAATGCTAAAACAGATATGTTTGCATTGGCTACTACTGGCGCAATCACCATCTTAACTAACGCAAGTAATAGCGGTGTGGTCGTGCAGGTAAATTCTATCTATGTAGCAAACGTAGATGGAACTAACAACGCGGATATTTCAATTGACATACACAATGGTGTAGCAACTGCTGGTGCATCAAGTAGTGCAGCCGGTGTTGGCTTTGCACTTGCATCAACTGTCGTTGTTCCGGCAGATGCTACGGTAATTGTGCTGGACAAAAACTCACCCGTGTTTCTTGAAGAAGCGATGAGCATTTCAGCCGCGCCATCCGCGTCTGGCGATTTAGAAGTAGTAATCAGTTATCAAGAGATCAGCTAATGTCCCGTAAGTTTGGCGCATTTGATCCAGCATCGACTGCAAGCACCACAGTCGTCACTTTGACTACGACCGCACGAGGAATCGTAGAAGCGGTTGCGCAAAACTTTTTTCCCTTTGAAAGCACTGCTGCTAATTTAGCGTCAGGCGACGGCGTGTTTACCTCAGTCGGTGCGTTCAGCTACAGTTCTGCGGTAGGCACACCTTATGGTCCAGGGACCGCGCTTCGAGTAGAAGGTGGCGTTCACATGACCATTACATCTGCGGGTGCCGTGCAGATGATGGAGTTCAGTTCCGCGTTCACATTTGAGTTTTGGGCATATCGGAGCAGCGGTGCGAACAGTAACTATATGCAAATAATTGATTCTCGTAGCGACGGTAACAACCCTGGTAATTGTTTTCTCGTATATTTTTACACTGGAACTGGAAAGTTATCAGTAAGTCCTGGCGCGAGCGGTGCCGCTGGACAAGTTATTGCCTCAACCGGAGGGGCTTTAAATGTTTGGCAGCATTATGCGATTGCTCGTGACTCATCTATGCAGATGCGAATGTTTTATGACGGCGTAAAAACATTTGATGCTTCATATACTATTGTTAGCGATAATAAAGCAACTGGAGGAGCGCCTCATTTTTTTAAAAATGTAAATAATAATAGTCCTTTTACAGGGTACATAAGAGATCTTAGAATTTTTAAAGACGTATGCATCTACACAACAGCATTCCCAGTCACGACTCAGCCTTTGCAAGCTACCTCTAATAATATCAGTATTAGCACTGCGACGACCGTAAACACCCGTAGCCACTCGCACGTTTGGAATTACCAGGACATCTACAAAGCGCGACGAGCAGGCACTTGGCCTACGATTGACACCGGCCCAACAACTCTCAGTCACATAGTTAGATTCGACGCATCAATGCCCGGTGCAGTTGATACTGCGGCAGGGACTTGGACATCAGTATCAGGCACGAACCACCCAACCACTCTCGTAAATGGGACGACCGCGACCTTGCTGGCGGAAGATCAAAACGGCCTTGATGTAGTGCGAACTAATTCTTCGTTTAAAGTGGCGTCTGCCGACCAAGTTTCAACAATAACCTCTGCTTATGCTTTTGTATGTATTTACTCAAGAAATGTAGCCACAAGCGCGAGTGATATTTACCCTATTAGAACAGGGGTTGGTAATGATAATAATTCAATAGGGATTGAGATACGTCCTTCTGCTCTAGCGGGAAGTCACGATTTCGATATTTATGGCGGCAATGCCAGAGACAGAGAAGTGACTGTTGCCGGGGCTGATTTTCAAGCTGCGGATTATACCCGATATTTAATTATGGCATCGGGCAATTCGTCTGACGGTATTCACGCTGTTAAGGTCGTGGTCAGGGGCGGCACATCTAGCGCAGTTACACTAGGCACTAACCAGGACAACAGACCTGTCGCGGCTAAATTTTTAGATTCTAATGCCGCGTTTCCACACGCCGGTTACGATAATAACATAGATTATTGCGAAATAATTTTTTATGATGTCGAACTTTCCTCGGCTGACATGATTACTGAGGCTGATCGACTAGCTACAAAGTGGGGATTGTAGGTGCCAACGAGGTCACTTAACAATACGCTGACGGTAAATCCATAGGAAAAACATGTCAAGATTTTACGGCGATTTTGATCCTGCGGCAACTGCTGATACTGTTGTCGGAACATCGGTAGGTTTTAGTTGGGATACATCTGTCAATAGCAGCTATTACACTTTTGCCGATAATTTTACAGTGCAAAGATCTGGGTCAGCCAGTTGGGGTTACCCCGCTGTCAGCACGGCAGTTTTTACAGAGGGCAAATTCTCTGTAGATTTTAGAGTTAATGCTGTAGATACTGGCACAAAAAGAACCAACTTCGGGATCGTGGCAACCAGTCAAGTGTCTATTGGGGGTAGCAACTGGTTACACAAACCTTTTAATGACAACACTGCACACTCTGCGGGAGTGCAAGATGAAGGTTACTCTACTGGTGATATTTTTACACTCAACGTAAATTTTGATGATAAAAGTTTAGAAGTATTGCAAAATAACTCTTCTGTCGGTTCTGATACATTTTCAACATCAGGTAATTTCCATATTGCTCTTCAAGAATATGACAATACCTCAACCTTTGAAGTTGTAGCTCAAGTATATGCCCCTCCCACGGGTTTTACAAAAATTACACAAACAAGTGGTATAATAAGCACAACGACCGACACTCGCTCCCACTCTCACGTTTGGAACTACCCTGACGTTTACGATGCGCGGTTTGCTGATACTTGGCCTACAAATGTCGTCACCGAAACAATCATTTTTAAAGTATGGGGGGCCGGCGGTGGCGGGACGGCGGCAGACGGTGGCGGGAGAGAAGGTGCTGGCGGTGGCGGCGGGTTTGCCCAAGGAACCATTACAGCCGATGCAGGAACTCAGTTTCTTCTAACTGTTGGATCTGGTGGCCCGCACACTGCTGGAGGAAACAATCAACAAATCCCAGCCGGCACTTACGGCGGTGGCGGTGCCGGCTACGCAGAGGAGCAGGACGGCGGTGCTGGCGGCGGCTTCAGCGGAGTGTTCACGGGATCGAGAAGTCAGGGTAACGCTATCATCATAGCGGGTGGCGGTGGTGGCGGTGCCTCATACAACGGAAGTAACTCTTCTGGCGGCGGTGGCGGCGGCGGCGGCGAGACTGGCCGTAACGGTGCGGAAGGCAACTTTGGAGATGGCGGGAGCCAATCGGCGGGCG